ATGCGGCGCTACTGTAGACAATGGCTCTACTGAACCATCCCCGTTTGCGTCTTCTAAGCCTATAGAGGTAGACTACTCTACACGCACCAACCCACCAAACCACTATGTATCACGAGACGTGAGCTTCTTTAATAAGATAAAAGATAACATACAAAAAGATTTAGGTAAGCCGAGGGCTGATTCTAATTACATTGTTGCGTATAACAAAATTGATCTTTTAAATGCTGAGGTAACAAAAGCCGGACGACTTGGAATGATATTTCAAGACGGCGCTTCTGCTACAGCACTAAATAATCCGGGAAATGCTGACAAGCCTTGGGGTTTTAGATTTGCATACAACCCCTCAAGCATTTCATACAGCACAGCTATGGACACCTCTATTGACTGGATGTTAGCCGATAAAGACCCAGCTAACTATATTGGTGGTAACGTTTCTGTAGGTTTTACTCTCTACTTAAATAGAATGCCTGACATGACTGAGCTTGCGGGTAACAAAGGTAAGTCAGGACCTTACGGTAAAAACTACCCGAGAGAACTTCGTGAAGAAGAGGTTCAAGGAATCCTCAACAGAGGGACAGAATACGATATTGAATTCTTATACCGAGTTTTAAATGGTGACCCTAAACCAAGCAACAATACCTTATTAACCTATACAGTTGCAGGAAAACCAGCGGTAACCTCTGACTTTGGTTACATAACTGGAACCCCTGTATGGCTTAAGATTCATAACAATCTTAGGTACAAAGGTTCTGTAGCTTCCGTATCAGTTAACCACGTAATCTTTAATGAACTTATGGTACCTATGTTTAGCACCGTAGACATCACTATGATTCGTTACCCAGTTATTAGTGATACTAGTGCTGAAGTACAAAAGGAATTTGCTGAGAAACGAACTAAGTATGTAGCTGGAATAAATAAAGCAGCGGGAGGTCAATAGTGAGTAATATAACAAGAACATCTCGTTACTTTGAAGGACCTTTAGCACAGATCCCAAATAAAACTAGCGGGGAATACACCATCGCTGTATATAGAGATTTTGCGAGAATAGGTTCAGTTACTTTTAGAGTTCATACGTGGGTATACGGGGATAACTTATCCTCTTTAGCTAACAAGTATTTATCTGATCCCCTTTTGTGGTGGCAAATTATGGAGATAAATCCAGAGATTACTGACCCCTTTTCTATCGAACCTGGCACAGAAATAAGAGTTCCATATGTCAGTAGATAACCTATACACCGTATCAGAAAACTATGCTAAAGAATCTACGGGTTCCGTATACAGATCCAACTTTAGCGTCTCTTTTCCTAAGACTCCTAACTTTGAACTAATGCTTATTGGAGCTGAGCTTTATCAAGAAGTAGAGTCTCATGATGTACTTATACTAACGTTTAAGGGTAAGCCAAGAAAAGAGGGGACAATAATTGTATCTAGTGACCCTGTTCAGTTTGTATATAGTAGTGGCCCTAACCAGTCTACCTTTGAAGGATACGTGTACGAGATTGACCCCGCCTCAACAATGATGGCTCACGTAACACAGATCTGGTGCGTATCTGCCTCATCTGTATTAAAAGATAGTGCTCAAGCGATTTACAAGAAGGTTACCGCAGATCAAGTAATCTCAAAGATATCTAAGCGTCAAGGATTAATGGCAGTTACGCAAAGACATCCACGTCTAAGAGAAACCATCGTTCAAGCGGGACAAACAGATTGGCAACTACTTCGTAGGCTTGCTAGGCAGACAGGCTTTGCGCTTAAGGCAGAGAACACAACAGTATTCTTTATGTCAAAGAATAAGATATTTCAGGATAAAAAAGATCGTGCCCCGTACTTTAAGTATAAAGACGGCATAACAAAACAGCAACGTTCTGTGGGAACTTGTTTAGAATTTAAGCCGACAGTATCAGACGACGCTATTGAATTGGGAGTCCGTGTAGACCGAGTCATGTCCGGAATAAGCGAAGTCTCCGGCAGTAGCATTTCTACTACGCACCCAACTAAAGTATTTGATGCTGCTCAAAGTCGGGGCAAAGTAGTTCCTAGTGAGGATTACTTTGATGGCATCTAGATTTTCTAAAGTAAGCTCAAGCAGCAAACCTAAAGCAAAGTTTAAACGACACCAGGTACATGAGGTAACTACTAGCCTTACTGAGTCAAAGCTTATTGCTAGTGACTTAGCTGATGCAAAGCGTTACGCGTATAGAGCTAAAGCTATTCTTGTTGGCGAGGCAACTGTTAAGCCATATGAACCTATCTATTTAGACGGATTACCTAATGGCATGTCCGGTTATTGGACTGTGCTTAAAGTTGCCCACATCTTTGGAGGAACTACGGCTAACTACATGCTTGAAGTGGAGCTGGGAACAGATGTTCTTGGGGATACAAACCCCGATGCCGCAAACGCTTCGGACACTAGAGATGTAAACGCAGAGATCTCTGGTCAAAAAATTGAGCCCTCCGCATCTACTCTTATAGACTACGCGTTCTCAGTAAACAATACAAGTATCTACACCCCACCAATAAAGTCTGTTAACATTAAGCCAACTGAAACCGCTTTAACTCCAGACCCTACATCCCCCGACCTATACCAAAATGATGTTCCAGACTTTTCAGCTGTAAAAAGAACTACTGCTTGGTCTGCTACGAAAGGTAATAAAGTGCTATGACCTCAGATTACAACTCCCCAGAATTAAGTTACATGGTAGACCCGATGGGTCGTGTACGTTTCTTTGGCATATACAGCGCTAAGGTCGTAGATATAAACGATCCTCTAAAGAAAAACAGAATTAAAGTAAAGGTACAGCAGTCCACAGGTCAAGAAGTAACCGGCTGGGCTAGAGCCTGCCTACCCATAATAGCTAACGCTAATCATCCGGATCATCTTCCACACTTAGCCTCCGAAGTGGCAAACTTATTGCAGGCTCATGCGACCCATGCAACTCACAGCACCACAATAACAAGCGGCGCTGCTTCTGCGGGTACAGCACATACTCACCCTGTAGTAATAAGCCTTGCTCACGATGCACATACCAATAATCACACTGGAAAGACTCCAGATACAACTTTTAAGCTAACCCATGCTCACGATACAATAGCAAATACCACGCAAGATTGGAATGACTCGCAAGAACAAAATCTAACGCCGGGAGGTCTAGACATAGATCCTGTGGCGGCTGGTTTTGGAACTAATCGGTCTACTGATCCAGCCAGAGTGGCTGAGCATACCCCGCATCGACTGATACCTAAAGTTGGGCAGCTAGTCTGGATTATGTTTGAGGCTGGAGACCCTGAGTACCCTGTATGGACTGGAGTTCACTAATGAGAGCTATCGACTTCCCCTTTACCCTAAACCCTTTTGGTAGGGCGAACACTACAACTACAGAGTCAAAAATTTATCTAGATCGTCTTCTTACACTGTTGTCTACTCAAGTCGGCCAGCGCCCCATGCTCCCTGAGTATGGCACCAATATGGCCAAAGCCCTTTTTGAGAACGAAGAGGACTTCTATCCAGCAGCCAGAACTGCCATAACTGATGCCGTATCTCTCTGGCTTCCAGAATTACGCATAGACAAGCTAGAGATAGAAGACATAGATGAGCAAGGTTTTGCCAACATCAAGGTGATTGTTGAGCTACCAGACGCTAAAATAACTTCTGTAACTATTAACACAGCTATCTTTGGGGCTAACGGACTTATAGAAAGAGCGGGAGCATAATGCAAATCGACTACACCTCGAGAGATTATGAAGGTCTAAAGGCAGACCTGATTAACCTAATCAATACTCGTACCGGGTTACAATGGGAAGCAGATGACCCCTCAGACCTCGGCTCAGTAATGGTTGAGTCCTTTGCGTATATGGGCGATGTCATGTCTTATTACCTAGACCGTGTAGCTAACGAGACCTCTATTGATACAGCAGTTAAAACAGAAACCTTACTACGATTTGCTGAACTCTATGGGTACAAGCCTTCTGGACCAACCCCGGCACAAGTTTCTGTAACATTTACAAACAACAGCGATGCAAATATAGACCTGCCTATTGGAACGCAAGTTATGGCGCCACTTACTTTCGGCGAGTATTCAGAAGTCTATTATGAGACAACTCAGGCTGTAGTACAGATACAACCTACTCAGTCAATTACAGTCGTGGCGCGAGAAGGAAAGACAGCCAATACAGATCGTCCAGACTTAATTAGCCCTACAACATACAAGCCACTTCCAGTTAGCTTAGGAAGTTCTGACGGAACTGCTAACCAAGAATTTTCTCTATTTGATATCGGTATTGTAGACAATAGCTTGGTAGTCTATGTAGGCCAAGGTATTGCGTTCTCTCCCTGGAAATATGTAGACAGTCTTGTAAACTCCGGACCAAACGATCTTGTGTTTACTACACGATTAAACACAGATGGAACTACAGATATTATCTTTGGTGACGGCGTAAACGGGTACGTACCTCCAGCAAACCAGCTCGTTAGCTCACTTTATAAAACAAGTATAGGTATCGCTGGAAACGTAGTTGCTAACGCAATTCAAGAAATTACTTTTATTCCTGGAAACGGAAACCCTGAACTCGTGTCTCTTGTTACGGCCACTAACGAAGCCGCAGCATTTGGAGGCGCCAACGGAGACTCACCAACTCAGCTTAGAAAAAAAATTAAAGCGGCTATTGTTGCAAGAAAGCGTGCAGTAACTTTAGCTGACTATGAGTATTTAACTTTGCAAGTTTCTCAAGTTGGAAAGGCAAAAGCAATAGGAAGTGTGTACA